GAAAAAAGCCTTGAACAGCAAGTAAACGAATGGCACTTTTAACTACACAGGTGCAATGAATTGCAGTGCATGATAATCTCACGTCTGAGAAAAGGAAAATTTAACATAATATCAACTATAAGACAGAAAAAAATATTTATGCGGAAACACCGCATTTTTATGAACCTTTGACGGGGGAAAGGTTCGTGAACCAATCGTCAGAATGACGAATGGTGTCAGTGGGAACAGTTACATCAAGAGGGGAACTGTTCCCACACCCTCGGCGAAAGTTCGCAATAAAAAAGCCGTGCGCTAAGGCACGGCCAAAATCAGAAGAAAGTAAGATAGACAGCATTAATTATTGCTGTCAACGCTATCAACAACAACAGGAGCTTGAGGAACTTCCACAACAGGTTTATTAAGTAATCCATATTCGTAACACCTCTCTTTATTCTTCTCGTCTTGAATAAAGGGTAACAGATTAGCCGGATTATTGTCAAGCTCTTTTCTAAGCGCACTAGGCAAATTATTAAACATTTCCTCGGCTTGTTTGCAACGCTGATAATTTTCCATATAGTCACCAAGCTCAGAAACATCAGCATATACAGGTTGTACACCATCGGTACGATAAGGGAGCGGAGTACCACAAGTAGCGTAGCGGTTCATAATAACGTTAATATCACAATTATCTTTTTCGGACTGAATAGTCATAGTTGGTTCTTTAAAGATGATACCTTGCTTTTCTTCGTAAGTATCAAAAATAGTTTTAAATCTCATATACTTTAACTCCTTTCAGTGCCTGCCGGCGGCAAATCGAAAAAAGTAAGTAAAAAACGAGTGTTTCACTTATTTTTCGATTGGAAAGCATGCTTGTGCTTCTAAAATCTGTTTAGGCATAGGCATAGTAACGATAGTACCAGTTTTTTCATCAAAATCACAGATTTCAACAAGTACGAAATCTTCCGGATAATGGTACAACATAGTTTCTTCATCATTGACGGCACGTTCAAACAATCTCTTTGCTTGAATCTCATCAGCGCAAGTCATAATTTGACCATAAATCATAGACTTTTTATCATACACACTATAAAGTTTCATCTGTTTTACCTCTTTCTAAGCTCTTAATTTGAGCTAACTTAAATTTTTCTTTAGCTTCTAAGCGACCGGGAGTATAAATTTCACTCTCATGCAACTTAGCATTTTCAACACGCTTTTCCTTGATTAACTCCATTTCGTCATGATTAATAGCGTCATAAAGCTTATCGTAATACTTAGGTGGGCGCAACTTACGCACCTTGTCATTATCAACTATAATAACTCTATCATAAGGATATACATCACCGGCATATTTAGCAAACCAATCAGCACCAATACCGGGACGACGGCTCATGTTAACAAATTCCGGCTGAATACCTTCGTACTTTAATTTACCGGCTTCGCCATTGAGCTTCTTCGTCACATAACGAGCAACATAGGCGCATGAGTCAAATGAAACATCAGCCACAAGACAGTAACCAAAGCTCCATAACTTATTAAGAGTATCGCTAATGTAATAGGGGAAACCAGCATTAGACAACTTGTACAATCGTCGGTCATTCCTAAAATCATAACCAAACAAAATAACATGATAGTGAGGCCTATAACTTGTATCACCATATTCACCACACGCAAAAAAACGAACCTTGACAGGGGACAAATATTTTCTAAGACGTTTCATGAAGAGCTGCAAATCTCTCTTAAATAGAGTTTGTTCACCTGTAATGGAAGACCAATGTAAATGCTCATCATCATAAGTCAGAGTTAGAAAGCTATTACAAGAATGTAAACTAGCTTCATGCATACAGCGCACTGCCCATTGACGAGAACGCTCTAAACGGCAACCGATACACTGACCACAGGGAAGATTTACAACGTCAAAAAGTTGCGTAGGAGGTGCGCCAAAAACGATAGCTTTTTTGCCGTTCGGTTTACATTGGCGCAACTGATACGCTGTTATTGGATGGTAGCAAACCATTACAACCGGATACCGCCACGCATTGGAGGCGGAGCAGTATTGATAGATTTAGTTTTATCAGCGGTTGCCGTGAAAAGACGCTTAGAACCTTTTCTTGTCATTTTTCGACGTTTCATGTAATCACCTCATTTACCAAATAAAAATTGACCGAGATAAGTAGCAGCCGCACCGATGGCGACACACAACGCACTAAACCATTTATTCATATAATCACCTACTTTCTAACACCAAGAGCAAACCGGAACGGAGTTACATCCTTAATAGCTTCTCCAAGATAACCTAACAAAGTACCTACAGGAGAATTACGATAATCACGATGTAAGTTAGAATCCGGGTCAGACAATTCTTTTATAACACGATTAGTATCCCAATCAGTATTAGTTTTTTGAGATAAATACAAAGCGGCCTTAGAAGCTTCTGTTTCAATCTGCTTGTAAGCGAGAGCGGCAGAAGCACGAGCCTGCTGGCTTTCAGCACCATACTTTTCAACAAGAGCCTTTGTTTGGTCAATGGAATTCTGTATATCTTGCTTAATCTGAGAAACCTGAGCTTGCGTAATATCCTTTAAAGAAACAGTTTGCTGTTTAATGAAACCAACATTAGCTTCATTGACATTTTTAGCACTAGTTTTTTCAGCAGTATCAGCTTTAAGATTTTCAGTACCAGCACTAAAACGCTCATCAGCGGCAGTACGTTCAATAGTACCATTATCTTTAACAGTAATACCATTTTTAGCGGCATCAACTTTAGTTTTTAGCAACTCATTTTCCAAATCCATACGCTTCAACTCCTTAGCAGATGCGGCTTGGAAAGTGGAAGAAAGAATATTAGCAGAAGCACCAGCGACACCATTATCAGAAACCTGCGGCATAGAAGCAATTTGACTATTAGAAGCACTCAAAATAGGGTTCAAACCTGCGTTTTTCAAATCCTGCACTTCTAATTGATGTGCATTGCTCTGTTGATATGCCCATTGGTCACGTGATATTTTTGCGTTCTGCTTGGCTGACCAATGGCCAGCCAAAGTAGAAACAGCAGTACCGATTAAACCGGAAAGAAAACCCATTAAATCAAACCAAAAGTACGCAGGACAACAATAATACACAAAGATACGATTGCAATAGTTGAGATTTGTAAGTCATTCAAAATATTCACCTCTCTTAGAAATGGTCCATAAGACCGGGCACACCATAGACCGGCATAGGACGTACACAATTTAAGTTAAACCAACAATCAAGCAAAAATTGAGGTTCAGACGGCACCGCAACAACTCTGTCAATAGGCGGATTATCAACAATAAACTCCGGATTGAGTTTAGGCAAATTGTCAAACTTCTGCCCTAAATGCCAAGAATCAAGACTCTGAGCATAAGTGGAGCGGAACTTGCCTGTAATCTGACTAGGAGCGTATCTATATTCGGCATATCTCTCTTGATAGCCAAAAACGCCGTCATCAGCGGCAGTACCTTGGGCATAAATCTCTTTATTAAGGACAGCCTGCTCACCGAGGAAAGCAAAAGTGGGCCAATACATATCGAACTTGGTAGAACGTGTCCACATCCTGTTAATGCCTTGCTGATAAGTCAAATCAGCTCTTACATTAATCAGACCAATAATCCAGCCATGCTCGGTAAAAGACTTGCTAAAACCATTACCTCTACCATTAGTGCCGACAGCAAAAGCGGAAAGGTTAGCTTGGGGCGAAACATCAGTAGTACCGGAAGTCTGCGGAATAACATTTACATCAATTCTGTTAGAAGAACCGCCAAGATATTCCGGACGTTGCAAACGAGCATCCGGAGAAACTACACCAAAGAAACTGCGGATAATTTCTGTATAACGAGTACCACCACGAGCGGCTCTTTCGTACCAACGCTGAATTTGAAATGCTTCACGAAACTGATTAATGGTAAAAGATGTAACATTAGTTAAATCAGCATAAACGCCGGAATCATCTTTCAAGTTAAGTTTATGAGTAAAATTGGAGTTGTAAGAACCAAAGGCAACCATATTATCAGGCCAACCATCACCGACAGCACCGGAAAGAAAAGCAGATTTACCGGTAGTATCATCATAAAGCTTAATACCATTAGTACCGGAAACAACAGGAGCGTTACCACCAAAAGACAACTCAACGCCAGGACCTTTTTGCGGCCAAGGCAAAGCACTCGTGAAATAATCATGACGCTTGCCACGTCTTACTAATTTATAATTAGAATATTGGTCAGAATCGGCCTTAGTAAAAGGTAAACTCTCTTGTAAGTTCTCATCCCGGAACCATTCATTGTAAATCAAATTATAAGCTCTAAACGGCTCAGCTCTAACCTCTAAATTAGCAACGCCGGTAGGTAAACCAAAGTAATCAGCAATGCTACCGACAACAAAACCACCGGCAGGACTTTTAACAGTAGGGAAAAGATAATCAGTAGAATCGGTAGGATTATCCTGCTGACCACACATATTTTCAAAATGCTCAAACAACAAACGCTCCGGCACAAAAAACCAAAAAGTGTCCATGTACATATTATCCATGATAGGACTAATCAGCGTAGCAACACGAGCAAATAACGTACAGTCCATTGTAAACGTATCACCGGGAAGCACCTCATCAACAAAGATAGGCACTAAATAGCCGGAATCGAACGTAGTCTTTAGACCGTGCGAACGGTTAAACTTAGAACGTGGAATTTGAGCAGTTGGAACTTGTGAAAACAAATGCTGAACTGAATGTTTACTCATTCACAAAAACACCACCTTTTGAAAAAACTTTAAGAGCATAACAAAGAGGAACAACATAAATTTCCTTTTTATACTCCATGCAAACATAAGACGCATCAAGTAAAGCATTAATGTGATTTAGATATTCACGGACACCACCGAAAAAATCAAGAGTGACACGAGAAACACAAATCATGTCATACTTCTTATAGAAGTGAGAATGTAGCTTCATTTTTTAACTCCTTTACTGCTTGTATACAACTTGCGCCATATAAGAGGCATGATATAGATTTACCTCTCATAGATATTCTAGCAAAAATTTAACATAATATACATTATCGGACGTAAAATATTATTTTGCAGTCTTTGTGGTAAAAAGGCAGCATTATAGACATGTTTATTTCCCAACTGAGGAAAATGCTAAGAAAAGCGTC